GACTACGGTGGAAGCATAGGTTGCCGAGTAGGCCCGAATACCAATGCCCGCCACGTTGGTTGCCGGTATGATCAAAGCCGACTTCTCATCACGGGCAATCCAGCGCTGGGAATTCCTCTGGTTCAGCACGATCGGCAGCAGGCTGACACCCAGCGACGGTTCAACCGTCATGTTGCCTGTACAGACAAGACCAGCTGCAGTATCCGCCAGATCCAGCGGGCTCGGCGTAGTCGCCGTTCCTGTTCCGACCGTGGTCACCCGAATTGCCTCATAAGTGATCGCGCAATCAGTCGCATTAGGGGCACCGTCGGCACCCATTTCCATCTCGTAGATCCAGCCGCGCTTCAAGGTAGCCGCACCCGTCGCCGCGGTCAGGCTGATGATGGTCTTGCCGGGGGACGCCGCGATGTTCTGCTGGGTTCCCGCAAGTTTGTTGCTCTCTGCATAATAGGCCATTTATTGCTCCTGGAATTCCGTGGTGATGTGGGTTGCCTTTCCGTCAGGACCACGGTGAATCCGTTTCGGGGCTGAGTTGCGCCTTGAGGCAATATCGAAGACCTTCGCGGCTTCCGCGATCTGGTTCAAAGCCATGTGGGGATGAATACCATCGCTATCGGTGCCTTCACCTTCCTTGGGCATGGAGGCCTCCAGTCGCTGGCCATGGAATTCCAGCTTCTTGATATCGAACTCGATCTGCTTCATCTGCAAATCGATCTGCTTGGACTGGAAGTCCATCTGGGCGTTATGGGCCTCGCCTTCGTTCTCGATCTTCTGACGCTCGATCTCCGACATCGCCTTCATTTGTTCAGTCTGGGCCTTGATCATCTCGGGATCAGGCTTGGCCTGCGGATTGGCAGCAGCTGCCTTGGCCGCGGTCTCGGCCTTTTCGCAGAACTCCTCGATTGCGCTCTCGAGATCGCGTCCAACCCGAAAGCCCCTCACTCCGAACTGGAGCATCTTGGCCAGCAATGGGGCTGCCTCGGGCACTTGGGTCGTGATCATGGCGCCGGTCTCAAGGAACTTGGTAACCCCAGTTATGAACTCGATCCGCTGGGCCTTTTCCTGTTCGGCGTCGCCTTGGACCGTGGAATCGGTCTCGATATCGATCCGGAAGCCCCGAAGCTTGTCTTGGCGCAGAAGCTCGATCGCCTTGGCAATCAGCTCCATCTTGCGCCGCATCTTCAGTTCGGGTGGCTCAGATTGCGGCCCCGCAGGAGGAGGGCCACCCGGTCCGGCCGGACCGGGGGCAGGTGCGGCTTCCTGCGGGGGCATCGGCGCCGGTCCCTGGACAGGCGGCGCGGACGGAATTGCCTGATTTTGCGCCATCGGAATTCCGATTGCGGGATTTTGAGGCAATGCCGGCGGATCCAGCCCCTCATCATTCAAGGCCCCGGACACCTGAACCAGCGTTTCCGGGCTGTAATGCTCCGAGATGATCTCGCCCATGATGCAAATAACATCCCGGCAGAACCGGGACATCTCATACTTCGGGTCCTCGGTTCGCATCGACGCCGCGTTGGACTGGAGCTTCTGCCCGCCCATGGTTTGCCGTGCATCCCCGGTCCCGCGCATCACGTCATGAATGCCGGTCAGCCGGTCAAGGTCTTCGATGATCTGGCGTCGAACGCTGATCAAAATCTCAAGAACCTTGGCGATCTCTCCAATTTCAACGAGCTGAACAGCTCCTTTAACGCCTCCCTTCTCGGCAAAAGCTACCCATGAATCCACTGGGACCAGATTGGGTTCTTGGGTTTCCAGAAATATGTTTTTCAATACTGGATTGGCGGAGTCATATGCTCCAACAATCTTACAACATGCCGTCAGTATATCGATGCGCTTGGTAAGATCATCGATCTGGATGTACTGATCCTGGCACTCCGCATATTCCGGAACCGGAATCATGCTGTCGTTGGTCAACGTCCCCGACAGAGGACGCGGGCACGGGAAGAACTTCTCCAGCTTCAAGGGGTCGTCAGCCTCCTTGCAAAGCTCGTCATAGCCCTTGGCAATGAAGTAAACCTTACGCTCCGGTCTCCACCAGATCTCATGCACGGTCGCCTGCATGCCCTCCTGGCCCGATACCAGACTGGCGCCCCCTTGGTTGCCGTCCATCTTGGGGGGATAATCTAACTCGATCTTCTTTCCCTTTTCCTCCCCGAAATTGTCAATCAGGTCTTGGCGGGACATATAGATCTTGCGGCCGACGCCCTGAACCTCAAGCCAATGCCTTGCAGACGCCGGGAAGGTGTAGAAGTCTTTCCAATGGACGTAGTCGGGATCTACGGATTCCCCGACGACTTCGCGCTCGACGTTTTCTTCTTTGTCGCCTTCATCGTCTGGCTCATCTCCTTGAAGGAGAATATCATCAACGGCCTTCGATTTGGGCGATATTGGATCACCAAACTTCGGATTGTACCGGACCCAGACCTGACCGCGACCTGGCACCATCCAGTCGAGTCGGCACATCCGGATGACTTCATCAAAGTTGCTGAAAGAGATTTCATACCGAAGGTTTCGCTCCAATATGGTGGCAGCAACCCGCCCAACTGTGTCTTTGTCAAGGAAGCGCCTTTCCACAATCGCTGAGGGAATCTTGGAGTAATACACCGGCTTCAGGGTCTGCACGTTGGACCAGAACAGGTTCAGCCGCTTTGCAGCCCCCTTGTCCTGATCATCCCGCTCATCCCGGTAGTTCTTCGATATCTTCTCAGCACGCTTGATCCACTTGTTCGTGGCCTTGTCGCACTGCTCGATCTGGGTCTTCCAGTGAGCAGCCATCTCCTGATCTTTTTGAAGGGCAATGACCATCATGCCTCTCCGACTATACGTTGGCGTAGAGCATCGCAGTTTATTTGATATCGGATTTGTCCCGGCGCTCGTTCAAGTCGAGACATCAGATCAGGGTGATCCACTATAGCCGTATACGGGATCAGTTTGCCCAGATGATAGCGCGCAAGCCAGCTCCGCTTGGAGGCGATCTTCCTGCGAGGCCATTTTCGAGTGGAGGCCATTAGTTGGGGTTAAATCCCTGCCCGCAGGTGAAGTAAAGCACGTCACTGGCCGTCCCGATCGTCGCAACGCTGGTTACATCCGGGCCGACCGTGAATGTGTACCGGCCATTGGCGATAATAGGCGTGCTGTTAGCCGCTGAAGCCGTAATGGCTGAGGTGCCAAACTCAATGAAGTTCGTGCCAACATTGGCCGACGCCTGGACGAAGATTTGCTGATCAATACTGCCTTTCGGCAAGGTGATGGTTGCTGTAGTCGCAGCCACGGTTGCTTTGATCGTTCCGGCTCTGCTCGGAGTAAATGCGACTGTAGGCATTAGACCCTCTGGTTCTGGCGTGGATACGCTGGCTCCCAGAGGTCATCCAAGGTCACGGTATTGCCCGGGCCGACCACGAGAAGCTTCTGCTCAGGCCGAGATATAACCTGCTTCACATAAGGTCGTGACATGCAGGCATAGCGAATTTCGTCCGGGGCGTGGTCCTCGGACTCGGTATCCACATCCTCAGGCTTGTTCTGGTCGTGCTGGAGGGCCGGGAGGGTTCTTATGCTGTCTCGGCAGGTGGAGAAGAAATAAATGCCGGGACGCTCACCATCCCCGTTGAGACGCGCACGTACTTGATCCCATCCACCCATTGCACCTCGTGCGGATACTCGTGCGTTATCAGCCCTTCGGAAGAAGATCCTTCGCGATGCCATTCTCTCGGCAATGCTTGGGCCTCCGTCAGAGCTAAACGCCGCCGGATCGAGAACTCCATAAGTGACAGCAGGGCTTCCTTCGAGGTCCCTTGGCTCATCTCGCTCTCTCTGATTGATGCCATCGGCTACGTCTTCGGCGGGGAGCTTGAGGCCGACGTTGGGGGCGCTGGCACCGTACCATTCTCGGTAGCGGATGAGGGCGCCTCGTGGGAGGCTGATCCGTCTGGATGATATTTGATTGTCCATCCAGGGTAAGGGGTGATCGTCACCCGCGACGGCCCACCAGCCGATTGAGAACGGGCGGGCCGAACCCCAGTCCCCGCTGCGGAAGCGGAGCCAACTTTCGGGTATTGCGAAGGGAGAAATGACATGCTTGGCCTCCGAGAATTCAGGGAAGAATGCACCTTCGATTACTGACCAATCGCCCTCAAGCCATGCCCTTACCAGCTGCGCGTTGCCGACCATCTGTAGATTAGCCACGTACCCCGAGCCGAGATAGCGGTTGTCCTGAAGCTTGGAGGGGATGTAGATCCGGTCACGGGTTACAACCTCTTTGGTCCATGGGTTGACGTAGTTTTCCTTGATTGTCTTCCAACCCAAAGGAGCAGGATCGATATACCGAGCGCGCACCCACTGATGACCAGGGCCACCGGGGTTACCCGTGGCACGGAACCCGCAAGGGATGCCATGGCCAGAGCGAAGAGTAGCCATAAGCTTGAAGATAGGACTGGGACTAGGGAACGTCCCAATCTCCTCAATATAAACCCGCGTATGCGACCGACCCTGATACCCATCGGCGTCGCTGTCTCGATCCAGATAGGCGAACTGAAACCGGCTTCCGTTGGGGAATCGCCAAAGCTTCTCCTGCTCATGAAACTTCGCTCCTAGTGGTCGGAATAGTTGTCTTGAACGTTCGATAGTATCAACAAGCTGTGTTCTCTCACGGCGGAACATAATTGCGTTAGCGTGTTCGCCGTACTGATCCTGATGGCTGACCCACTCCCCCAGCATGCCATCAGTCTTGCCGCCTCCTCTAGCGCCTCCGAAGAAGACTTCAAAGATTGGGCAAGCGAGCAAAGCTGTCTGCGGTCCATTCTGCGGCTCCCATATGACTTCGTAGTCAGGCATCCTTCGGCATCGTCAATTGCGCAACCGCGGCTTCCAGCATCTTCAGCCGCGCGTTGAAGTCAGCAATGACTCGCTCAGGATCAGCCCGCCACTCATCCAGGCCACGAGCCTTTAGCTGGGCATCGGTGTACTTGAGTGGCATGGTTAGTGCTCCGTCCTGTGCTGCTCTGGTACGTGCTGATTGGTCCATTCCTCCGGGCTGGTCACAACCGCCGGTGCCCTGATGACCCGATGGCTGACCTCGCCAGCGTGCTCCACGAACGAAACATCAGGCAAAACCTTCTTCATGAGATGGACGGCTGCTGTAACTTGGGCGGGATCAAGGCTGACCTCGCCCTTCACAAAGGAAATCA